CATATCTCGTCTGCCTCCCAAAAAACCTCACGTAAACATTAAGGTTTCTAGTTATTTCATGAATAATAGGGAGAAATTTGTAAACTTTATTAATTCCATGTTTACCACATATCGCGACGAAGTGATGGATGAATCTGCTGAAATATCCTGCGACAATATAGGCCAAAGTTCTGGTGGGGAATTTTCTCTCTTGACTCACCAAAAATTGGTTAGAGATTACTTGAATTTATACACACCTTATCGTGGGCTTTTACTTTTCCACGGTTTAGGTGCCGGAAAAACTCTCTCATCTATTGCAATTGCAGAGGGTTTCAAAAGTAATAAAAAGGTTATTGTTATGACTCCTGCCTCTTTAAGAAGAAACTATATGGAAGAATTGAAAAAATATGGAGAACCAATTTATAAGAAAAATCAGTTTTGGCAGTGGATTTCAACAAAAGACCATCCTGAAGCTATTGAAACATTGTCTAGCGTTCTCAATTTATCTGTTGAATACATCAACCGAAAAAAAGGCGCATGGTTAGTAAACACAACAAAACCAAGTAATTATGACTCATTGGAACCAGCTGAAATTAAAAACTTAGACGATCAACTTGATGAAATGATTCAATATAAATATAAGTTTATTAATTACAACGGNTTGCGTAGAGATAAATTGAAAGACATGACAAACAATTTTGAAACAAACATTTTTGATGACGCGGTTGTTATAATTGATGAAGCGCATAACTTTATTAGTAGAATTGTGAATAAGATTGCAAAGGAAAAGGAAATTCCTATAGATAGAACTGGAAAAAAAGAAAGAGTTCCTTACTCATTGGCACTTATTTTATACGAACTATTGTTAAGCGCTAAAAATGCTAGAATTGTTTTGTTGTCAGGNACTCCAATTATTAACTACCCCAACGAAATTGGAATACTTTTTAACATATTACGAGGTTACATAAAGACTTGGGAGATTCCGATTGACGTCCGTTCCGGACAATCAGTTGGAAAAGAGAAGTTACAGGAAATATTTGCGAGAGAAAAAGTATTAGATTATTTGGATTATTCCAAAGATAAGGTATTAACCATTACAAGAAACCCTTTTGGATTTGAAAACAAAATTAAAGAAGATACCGGTTATCAAGGAGTCACAAATAAAAAGAAGGAATACAAAGATGAAAAGGGTAAATTGCATATTGAAGAACGTGGAACCATTAGTGACGCCGATTTTGAACGCAGAGTTATTAGTATTTTAGAGAATGCCGGAGTTAGCGTTAATACGTCTGGGGTTAAAATAACTTATCAAAAAGCGTTACCTGACAAATTTGACGACTTTGTTGAAATGTTTATTAAAGCTGATTCTGGTGAAACCAAAAATATGGAATTGTTCAAGCGTCGCATTATTGGATTAACCTCTTATTTTAGAAGCGCACAAGAGTCTCTTATGCCTAGGTATGAGAAATTGACAGATTTTCACGTTATTAAAATACCTATGAGTGATTACCAATTCACAGTGTATGAAGCAGCTCGCTCTCAAGAGAGAAAGCAAGAAAAAAACTCTAAGAAAAAGAAAGGCGTAATGGATGAAAATGGAATTTACAAAGATCCCACTTCAACATATCGCATTTTCTCTCGGTTATATTGCAACTTTGTCATGCCAAAACCTCCTGGACGCCCTCTTCCAAAAGAAGAACGCGAAGAGGCAACCCAATTGGAAAATGTATACGAAGAAGCTTTAAAAGAAACTTCCAAGAAAGGAACAAATGACTTGGAAGGAGATGCATGGGATGGTGAAATTGAAGGAGATGAAGCCATTGAAAAATTAGCCGATGCAACTTATGAAAAAAGAATTCAACGAGCTATTGAATTTTTGAAAGAAAATGAAAGCACCGTTCTATCTCCAGAAGGACTACAAAAATACAGTCCAAAATATTTAAATATATTAGAAAATATTCAAGATCCTGAGCATCGCGGTTTACATTTGGTTTACAGTCAATTTAGAACACTTGAAGGTATTGGAATATTTAAGATGGTTCTGGAAGCCAATGGTTTTACTCAATTCAAAATTAAAAAGGATGCAAGCGGCGTCTGGAATTTAGACATTAGTGAAGAGGATAGAGGTAAACCTACTTTTGCTTTATATACTGGCACAGAATCTGCAGAGGAAAAGGAAATTATTCGTAATATTTATAACAGTGATTGGGACGTGAAATCTCCCATAACAACTGAGTTAAAACAAATTGCACATAATAATCATATGGGTGAAATTATTAAAGTATTAATGATTACTGCATCTGGCTCAGAAGGTATTAACTTGAGAAGCACTCGATATGTGCATATTATGGAACCATATTGGCATCCAACGCGCGTAGACCAGGTTGTAGGTCGCGCACGACGCATTTGCAGTCATAAAAATTTGCCAGATGCGCTTCAAACTGTAGAAGTATTTCTCTATTTAATGACATTCACAAAAAAACAAATTGATAGTGGTGAATCCATAGAGTTAAAAAGAATGGATAAAAGCAAACGAGCATACAAGATTCATGTAGAGGGAAAAGAAGATAAAGAGGAATATATTCCATTAACTAGTGACGAAGCTTTATTTGAAATTTCAACAATTAAAGAGGACGTAAGCTCTAAAATAATAACAGCCATTAAAGAGGCATCCATTGATTGCGCCGTGTATTCAAGACGTGGAACAAAAGAGCAATTAACTTGCTTGCAATTTGGTGAGCCATCTGCCACGGCATTTTCATATGTTCCTAGTTATAAAAAAGAAGAACCTGACAGTGTGTCAAAAATAAATAAAAAACCTATTGAATGGCGTGGCAAACCATACGAATTCCGTGGGAAAAAATATATTTATCGTAAAATGGAAAAAAATCGCGGAAATTTATATGATTGGGACAGCTACCACAGAGCCTTGGAGAATCCTCAAGTAGAACCAATTTTGATTGCAACTGCAGAGCAAACTCCAGCAGGAACGGTTATTAGACAGATTTAGCCAACTTTAGAAAAAGTGGCTCCGAATGAATATCTGTATATTATTTTTATTTTTGTTTTCTTGTTTTTATTTTTGTTTTTATTTTTGTTTTTGTTTTTTTTAATTTTTCTGAATTTGATACCATGCAGGTTTTTCCCTCCTCTTCCATGAAGCTATCTTTTGTTTTTCTGGTGTTTGATAGTATCTGCGATAGGCTTCAACCGCGTCTTCACATTTGCATTCAATGGGCATTGCTTGGGCAAATGTAGTTAGACCTGATTGAGGAAATTTATTACTATTTGGTGCATATTCTCGCAAATATTTTGCAATAATGTATGATTTGTGCATTTTTTCTGGGGGATGATTATACCGGTATTTCCATTCGTTGTGCATAGCATCAACAAGGTCTAACGCCCACATATAGTTTTCTTGTGATGTGCGCATCCAAATGGTTACTGGATGATTTTTGTGAGCAATTTTGTATAGTTTAATTTGCCTACTTATTCCATTTTCAGCGTCAACAATTTGCATGGCGGTACAAAGCATCTGAACTGCTTCCAAAATAATTTTGCTCACGTGCTTGTCAAACATGGCTTCGGCGCATTCTGTAAAACTAAGCGAGAGAATAAATAGATTCATTGTTGTATTGCTATTTGTGGATTGTAGTTATTTAAAAAACTTATTTTGGTTTCAATTTTTTTAAGTTGAAACTAAATTATTCAGCAGATAAGACATTTCTTGTCGTTAAACACGATAAAATGATAATTACAATCATGCTTACTCTTTTCATTTTTGCATATTTGACATGATAATCTTGAGATTCAGTTAATATATATAATTTTTCAAGTCTTTCCTTTTCAGTTTCGTTTGTTTTATTGTATGCAATTGCTAAACCTGTTAACATGGATATTATAACAAATTCTGTAGGAATAATCAAGTAATGGTTTGAAATTTTGCTATCTAATTCCGATATAATGGTGTTTATATTAAATGTCTCCTTGTATGTTGTTCTAACAATTGCAGATATTGACGCTATTTTTGTTTGATCCATTTCAATTGCTTCATAAAGAGGTGTAGGTTTATATAAAGTGGGTAAATTTATTAATGGTATTTTTTTAACAACGTACGTTTGATTTGTTTCGTTGTGTTCTTGCATATTTTCCCATTCAACTTCTCCATCATCCCACGTGCTTTTTTCGCTGTCTATTTTTTGCACGTTGTTCATTTTGCTAGTTTTTGTTACGTGTGACGTTTTGTGTTTAAATGGTGACCAAAGACACAACACTTGTGAGACACTTGAACTTAATAATAAATAGATTAGTGAAACTCTTAAAACTCTCATGCTTGTTATTATTTGTCTTTATAATTTTTTATAAAAAGCTAATCAATTTTTATTTTCATTAAAATAGACAAGATCGCGTTTAGCTTTTCATCCAAATTGTTTATGCGTTCGTGCATATTTTTTAATTCTTCTTTTACGTCAGGATGTGAATCCTTTGCCGGCTTTAATTTTGAGAAGATATCATTTTGCATTGGTTTATTGTTGACAGGTTCATTTTCTTCAATGCTCAAGCTAACCCCATTAGATTCCGTATATAAAGCATCATATTCAGAATTTTGTCCCCATGTTACAGTTTTTTCTGATTTATCTAAAGCTGGGCCTATATGTATTAATTTTGGGGTTTGTTGATGAACATATTGATACTGTATTTGTTTTTGTTCCATTTGAAGTTTAGAATTTTCATTTTCCTGCATTTTTTCACTCTTAACCGAAGTTTCTGCAGGTTTTAACCATTTTACAACATCTTCTTTATTCGCACCTTTATGAATATTTTCTATCTCAAAATTTCTCTGAGCTAAGGTTCTAGCTATTAGTTCATCCATTGCACTTCCAATCGGCTTATCTAGATCGGCGTCACTAAATTTTGGTGCTTCCGGAACAGGAACTGACATTGCGCTCATAAAGTCATTTTTCTTTTCTTCAAGAGATTTTTCAAATGCAGTAAGTCTCTCGCTGTGCAAATCTTCTATAGTGAAATTGATTAGTTCTTTGTTAGAAATATTTATTTTTTGTGGTTGGTTCTGTTGCATTTTTACGCTTTTAAAATTTGTCATTATTTGACTAATAAAATTTTTATTCATTTGCATTAAATTTTGTTTTACAGTTTTCTCTCGTTCAAAGAATGTTTTCGCTTTATTTATAAAAAACCCTCTTGCGCTGGAAATCTGTTCTTGAGTTTGTAGTCTATCTTTAATATCATCTAAAATTATTTCCCAAAGCATTTCAATGTTTTCACTTGTAATGAAATCTATATTAACCTGCGTGTTGGTCATTTCTTATTTGTATATAATTAATAGTCAAATATTATTTATATACTTTTACATGTTTATTACAGTTCATTATTAAAATAAACTTTTCTGAACTGTTCCATATATTTATCGTTTAATTTGTGGGTTTTAAAGTATGTGCTGTCATGACGGTCTTCTAACATATGCGCAATAAAATACAAAGAATAAATTCCACATTCTGTGTCACCATATTGATGCTCAACTGGATAATTTTGGTCAAATTTGAAATTAATAGGAATTTTTAATTGTTTTCCTTGTTTTATAATGCGATTCACCAATTTCATAACTTGCTTGGGCGCCTTATCTCCTGCACTGTCAAAGAAAAATATCTCCCCTTTTTTAATATTAATAAACATAGACACCCAATGCGATCCGCCTTTATAGTGAGGATCCAAGTTAAATATCATTCCTATTTTGAATCGTTTATTTTTAATTTCATTTTCAATGTTGAAATGACACAACTCTTCCCAAACGCATTCTCCGTATAGTTTATGTGTATCAAAATCAATTGGCGATGGACCAATAAAATCAAAGCATTTATATTTAATTTCATATTGCTTCATAACTTCCAATATATCAGTGCTTGACAACCATTCATTAGGATTTTTACTCCACTCTTTGGGAGACACTGGTGCAAAAGATGAATGCAATTCCTTGTCTAATTTTCCCTCAACAAACTTTTGTTTTAACCAACACGATTCTTTATTGCAAATCCCTTTTAACTTCCCATTTAATTGTGTCCA